CTGGATGCGCCATCGTGCTCGCATCATCTCAGAATTATCCGTAAACATATTCCTAGGAAAGAGCAATGAATTTGGAGAACTCAAGCGACTCATTGAGAGTACAGCGGAGGATTCGCTCGGCGAGAAGACGACCTACACGGAGGTGGACATGGGGCTCGAAGAGCTTCTGGACTCCCTTACGTTGGAGCCTGATTTCCCCTTCGACTGGGACCCCTTGTCCAAAGTCGTTCCGGGGCTGGATCGAGGACACTTTGGAATCATCTTTGCGAGACCGGAAACGGGCAAGACTACATTCATATCTTTCCTCGCTAAGAAGTTCCTCGGGCAAGGGCTTACCGTTGCGGTTTGGGGCAACGAAGAGCCGGCTGTACGAACTAAACTACGCATCATCCAGAGTCATTTTGAAGTTACGCGGGAAGAACTCTTTGAGGGGCGTGGGAAATTCTCTAAAGCATGGACGGAACAGATTGCTGACCGTCTCCATGTTCTTGACTGTGTTGGAACGACCATTCAGGAGATTGACGACTGGTGCAAGATCAACAAACCGGATGTGGTCTTTATAGATCAACTGGATAAGGTTAAGATTGGTGGCAAGTTTAACCGTGGGGATGAGAAGTTAAAAGAGATATACTTGCAAGCACGGGAAATTGCTAAGAGAAACAAGTGCTTAGTGTGGGGTGTATCCCAAGCGTCCGCAGAGGCTGAGGGGATGAAGAACGTAGAGTATCAGTACCTCGATAACTCAAAGACAGGTAAGGCGGGTGAAGCTGACCTCATTATCGGTATTGGTAAACGGAATGACGACCAAGGTAGGGATGGCCTACGCCACATCTGTATCTCAAAGAACAAACAGAATGGATGGCACGGCACCGTCGATGTGCGGATGGATATGCACAAGGCACAGTACCGTGAAGGTGCTAGGGATGCAGAGGAACTCAACGGGGAGGGAGCATTTCAATGAACATCCTCACCTTTGACGTAGAGACGACCCATAAGGAAAAACCTAGCGGTGGGTATACACCACTTCCCTATTTTGGTAATCATTTGGTGAGCATCGGGTACAAGATGTTTAAAGAACACGCTCGCGTACAGACTGCTGGCGTAGAAGTTGATGGATACCTGTGCTTTTATCACGATGATAAAGAACCAACACCGGGAGGCTTCGAGACATTCCAAGCCGTCCTTGATGACGCAGACGTAGTGGTAGGCCACAACATTAAGTTTGATTTGAACTGGATAAAGGAATGTGGATTTAAGTATGATGGACCTGTCTACGATACTATGGTGGCTGAGTACCTCCTTGCGAGAGCACGTAAGTGGCCGCTCTCCCTCGATGCCCTCGCTAAAAGGTATGAGGTTACTGAAAAGAAGAAAGACCTTACGACGGATTATCTCAAGAGCGGCAAGACATTCGCGCAGATACCGTGGGAAATCGTAGAGGAGTACGGCATAGCGGACGTACAGGCTACATGGGAAGTAGCCGAGAAGCAGGTAAGGGAGAAGTATCAAACAACATGGGAGGATCTCTATGAGACCAACTACGTGGACTAAAGAAGAGGTGGATACACTGGTACAGATGTGGAAGGACGGGGTGTCATCTGGCACAATAGCTACAAAGCTAAGCCGTAGACGCAGTGCGATATCTCAGTACCTCTGTAGACACAGAGAGAAGTTAGGTTTAGAAAAGCGTATGGAACCTGTCGGAGGTAGGCCGAGAAAGAATAAAGGTAGCTTTGAAGAGTCTTGGAAAGGGACGGTTCCCTTAGGCCATTGGATGATTACCAAACCGTGGAGGAAAGCGGCATGATTAAGTTTGAATACAAACCGCGGGCACCTGATGCTGATTGGGGTATAACTTTCGATCCGCCTGCTGTGGAGAGCCTGAGTATGACGTTGGGTGATGATGTCACATGGAACGAGGCAGTATGTGAGTTCCAAAACTTCCTACGTGCGGCAGGGTATGTGATCCCGTATGACTTTGAGAAAGATGCATAGTATATCTATGCAAAACCCACAGGAGATAAACCGTGTGTGGTGGAATTTATGAAGAGGACTTTAGTATGAAAGGCTTAGAAACAGATGCATTCATCACCGTGAGTGACATGGTAGAGCACGAAGATGGCTCTGCAACATTCAAGATCGATACAACCCCAGAAGCGACTCGACTTCTCGTGGAGATGGGGTTAGTATCCCTACTCGAGAAGGCCATTGACAAGGATAACGATGAGTACTCTCTCGACCCTTCACTGAGGAAAGACAGCGATGAGCAAGAAACCGACAATTGACCGCGGACTACTCGGCGGTGTAACCTTAGAGTCTGCCGTTAAGTTGGTGGAGTTCTTAAAGCGTGAAGCTGACATGGACGACGACCTAACGACAGTCGAGTACTACAATGGTATGCTCGAAGGATTAAACGCAAACATGGCTGGGGAGATATGCTCCGAAGCCCTCGAAAAAGAGATCAAAGCCTATGGCATCGAAACTTGTATCCACTTTAAAGCTTTCCCTACAGATGACGGAAGTACTAGCGCACTTGGAACGGACGGGGATCAAGATCGACCCAGTTGTCCTCAGTGAAATTGAGAAAGAATACCGCGATGAGATGAACGCCCTTGAGGTCAAGCTACAGCGCATGGCTGAGGATGCGATGGGAGACACCCCCGTCAACCTCCAGAGTGCTGACGACCGCTCGATGCTTTTCTACTCACGTAAAGTAACCAACAAGAAACGGTGGGCGTCCATCTTCAACTTAGGGTCCGAGCTACGTGGAGCAACCCGTAAGCCGAAGAAGCGTACCAAGTACACTAAAAGCGAATTCTCGCACATCGTAAAAGACGAATGCGAGATCCTCCACAAAACGATGGCGACCCGCTGTGTGGCCTGTATGGGTGCGGGCCGCAAGAAGTTAACGAAGAAAGATGGTACGGAAGGTAAGGCCGTACGGATATGTAAGTCCTGCGGGGGCGACGGAGTAATTTATGCGAAGACCAATGAAATCGCCGGTTTCAAAATTATCCCGCGTGATGCGTGGGACACCGCGGCCGCAGGGTTCAAAACAGACCACGAAACACTTAAGGAACGCCTCATTGAGCTTTCTGGAGACGCCCGAGAGTTTGCAGAGTCATACTCCAGATATAATGCACTACGGACTTATCTCTCTACTTTCGTCGAAGGGCTCAAAAACAACCGGGATGGAAACGACATCGTTCATCCAGACTTTATGCAATGTGTCACGGCTACAGGACGACTCAGTTCTCGTAACCCCAACTTCCAAAATATGCCCAGAGGATCTACGTTTGCTATCAGAAAAGCGATGGTCTCTCGTTTTGAGGGAGGGAAAATCCTCGAGGCTGACTACGGACAACTCGAGTTCCGAGTCGCAGGATACCTAGCCAACGACCCACAGGCGTACCATGACGTGGAGGAGAAGACAGATGTCCACACTGTTACTGCTGAGATTATTGGGTGTTCCCGCCAAGATGCTAAGGCACACACCTTTAAACCTCTTTATGGGGGTACCACAGGTACTGCTGACCAACAGCGATACTACCGGGCTTTTAAAGAGAAGTATGCTGGGGTAACGGAGTGGCACAAGAAACTTCAACGAGATGCAGTGGAGAAGGGATACATTGAACTTCCATCTGGTAGACAGTACGCATTTCCGGGAACAACGTGGACAGATTGGGGCACCGCTACCAACCGGACAGCCATCTGTAACTACCCTGTTCAGGGCTTCGCTACTGGCGATCTCCTACCAATAGCCTTAGTTTATCTACATAAGTCTATGAAAAATAAGAAATTAAAAAGTGTAATATGTAACACAGTTCACGATAGTATTGTCCTTGACATATTTCCCGGAGAGGAGGATACTTGTACAGACTTGGTGGTAGAGGCAATGATGTCTCTTCCTCAAGAGTGCCGAAGCAGGTACGGTGTAGAATATGATATGCCGATATCCGTCGAGGTTAAGATGGGCAACAATTGGTCCGATACGGACGTTGTGTTCTCCAATTAAGTGAAAAAGTAAAGAGGACGTTATGAGCGAAGTAGCAATAGTAGACAACCCCTTCGACAATATGCTCGAAGCAGTCAAGTCAGGAAACCGTGAGGACCTGATGCGACTGTCAGGACAGGCGGATGATGATACACCTAAGCAAGGTCTATCTCGTCTTAACATTAACTATGAGACTGAGACCGATGATGGTCACACCCTCAAGAAGGGGGCGTGGAAAGTCTACTACGATGGAGAGTTTGTATACGCAGATAACGTAACGTTCCGACCATTGGTCCGTACCTACGAATGGTCTGTGTGGGATCAAGAGGAGGGCAAGTTTGCCTCTCGTTCTGTTCAAGCCCCGAGCTTGGACTACCAGTTCCCAGACACAACAGGCGGAAACAAATGCGGCCGCTTAACTAAATCAGAGGAAGAGCAACTCGGTGAAGATCACCCAATGACTCTTGCCTCGCGGCTAGCCACCTGTAACCAAGTGTTTTACGCAATCATTTCTATGGAGGGAAAGACAGCGGACGGACGCGACGTCAAGATTGAAGACTACCCAGTCATGACGTACTTCAAGAAGTCGGGCTTCCGCCCTGCTCGTGAAGCGATTGAGAAACTCGGACGTAACACCCTAATGACGGAAGTTATTTTTGAGTTAACTACAAAGCGTCACAAGTCAGGTAGCGTCACGTACTTCACTCCTGTGTTTACCCAAACAGGTAGCGCAGAGTTAGACGAGGCGTCTATGGAAACTATGACGATGTTCTTGGAAACAATCAAGGCATCTAATAGTGCAGTCATGAATCAGCACAAGGAAGCGGCGAAAGCCAAGGCTTCTGAAGCTGAAGTTGATTTGGCCGCGGACTTTAACTGATGTTAGCGGAAGTCAAAGTAAAAGACTTCCTCAGTAAAGCGACGAGGGGGGAGGTAACACTTCCCCCTTCTGTCGTTGAGGAGTTCGGAAAGGATTGCATCGAGGCGTTGCAAAAGCAGTTCAACAGAGACCCCGAGTGGCGTATACGTATGTCAGGGTTGGGGCGGCCTCTATGTCAGCAAGTCCACGGAAGGGACGGTCTCGAAGAAGAGATGACATATAACGCTATCCTTAGATTTTTAATTGGTGACTTAGTGGAAGCGGCAGTCATGGCAGTCTTGAAAGGGGCTGGAGTAACTGTCACGGAGTCACAGGGCAAGTGTGAGCTCAACTTAGGGGGTGAGCAAGTCAAGGGTACCTTGGACATCATTATCGACGATCCTGTGGACGGAGAGAAGGTCTGGGACATCAAGTCAGCAAGCCCCTACTCTTACACCCAAAAGTTCGGTAAAGGTTACGAGAACATCAAGGATGACGACCCCTTCGGTTACATTATGCAAGGCCACTTGTACGCAGAATCCAAAGGAAAAGACTTCGGTGGTTGGATTGTTGTGGATAAGTCCAGTGGTGAGATTCAATTTGTGAAGGCACCGGACGACCAAGTCGAGGATAGGGAACACTACCTCGGGGAAGCGGGTAAGGTTGTTGAGGCGTTGATGTCCAACTTCCAATACAAGAAGCCCCCGATGGAGCCTCAAGATGAGTGTGTGACACGGAAAGGTCAAAAGATTTACAGTGGAAACAAGGTGTTACATAAGAGTTGTACGTTTTGTGGGTACCGAAGTGTTTGCTGGCCGAAGGCTATTTTACACGAAAAGGTTACTTCCCAAGCAAAGTCGAAGCCCCTTGTCTGGTACCACACACTGAAGGTAAAGGAACTATGAAGACAGCAGATATCAAGAAGATAGTCGAGCTACAGGGTAAGATTATCAAACTACGCGACCGCATCTGGAAGGACGTGGAGCGTCATAACTCTATGGTTATCGATGAGCTACGCCCGATGTTGGAGGGGGTACAACACGCAACAATCTACCAAGTAGGGGACATGACCTACAAGAGAGGTAGACTCTTTCACCAACTAGATTGTCAAGACTATGGTCTCGGCATAAAAGCAGA